TACCGTGCAGACCGTGGCCTACTGTCCGTAGAAAACCCAAGCACCGTTTCCCGCACCATGTCAATGTTTGGTTACGCCGCAACGTTTGCAGCTAACACTTCAATGATTCGCAAAATCACCCAGGCATAGTCGAAAGGCGGTTAGCCGCCAATGGCTGTATATCAAGTTACTTTTCATCAGCGTTTAGACGATTACGCTGTTGTTCAAACATTGACGGAACCTGACCTTGATTTAGGTTTGCCTTTCACCCTGGCGGGCTTAGGTCATAGTTTGAACGGCACACACAACGTTTACGCATTGCCGCCTTACCTGTTTACGGGTGTAGACAGCCAAGGCGACTTGATGTTTAACTACGAAGTGCCAATACCCAACCAGGTATTGTTTTACGACGCAGGCGACAACCTTGAACGCAGCGCCGCTATCCCGCAAGGAACTTTGACTTACACAGAAACTTGCACTTGGATTGACGGCCCCGATTTAGAATTGTGGCTTGGAATCGCATTGGCTGGCGTAGACGAATCAGCGTTCCTGCAACAATGCGCCGATAGCGCCAACAATCTAATTTTTAGGCGCCGTCAAGAATCGGGCTACACGGACAGCCTGACAACTTCGCCAGGCCCAGACGTCACGCTGGCCACGACAATGTATGCGGGCGCTTTATACCGTCAGCGTGGCGCCGTCAATGACTTTGCAGGATTCACGGACATGGGTACACCTGTCAGCACGGGCCTAAGTCCGTTGATTAAACAACTTGCCGGTATCCCTCGACCAGCGGTTGCCTAATGACTGTTTACACAGACCTTTTTAATGAGGCCATAGACGACCTTGCAACAAAGCTGGCGACGGTGACAGGTCTACGGGTTGTCTTTAACCCTGAAGCAATAAACCCGCCTTGCGTGTTCCTAGACGCACCCGATTTTGAGGCCCTGTCTAGCACCATTGTTAAGATGAGTTTTAGCGTCAAGGTCCTGACATTAGGGCCAGGCAACTTGGACGGCTTACGCAACGTTTTAAGCATGTCTGCTGCCCTTTTGGCAAGCAACGTGGCTGTCAAGTCTGGGCGCCCTGGCTTTGTTACTGTTGGCGGGCAAACTTTTGCCGCCTATGACTTGACCGTTGACTTGCAGGCCCAATCGTGACCTACCGAATCGTCAGCCCTCGCATTGGAACACCTGGCGACAAGTTTGAACCTGAAGCAGGCGTCAACGTTGAGGCGTTACTGTTGCACGGTTTTATTGTTGAGGACAAAGCACCGCCGAAATCTGCTAAAACTATTACCAACAACCCAAAGGATTAACCCATGGCTACTAGCACTTATCTTTCCAACCCAGGCGTCCAAATTAACTCAATTTCGATGACGGACCAATGCACTAGCGCAACCGTCACCAACACCGCCGAAGCCCTCGAATCTACCGCATTTGGTGGCACGTCACGGGTGTTTGTGTCGGGCCTGTTTAATCAGGAAATTACCCTTGACTTGTATATGTCCTATGCGGCGTCCGAAACATACGCCACACTTGCCGCCCTTGTCGGCACTACCACTACAGTCAAAGTTTCCAACACCGTTGCAGGTTTAACTACGCCTAGCGCCACGGAACCATGCTTTACTTTGACTGGCGCCTACCTAGAAGCGTTGCCCGTCATCAACGCCACCATGGGCGAATTAAGCACCATTTCCATCACTTTTAAGGGCGGCGTCTTAACTACCGCTGTCAGCTGATTTCAACCTACAAACAAAGGAACCCGACATGAAATTGACGCTTAGGGTAGACCAGGGCGACGGCCCTATAGACATCAGCACCAACCTGTTTACCATCGTTGCCTGGGAACGCAAATTTAAAACTAAAGCGTCCAAGATTGCTGACGGAATCGGCATGGAGGACTTGGCGTTTATGGCGCATACGGCGCTACAACAAAACGGCGTGGTAGTTCCGATAGTCCTCGACGATTTCATAAAAAAAATAATCCAACTTGAGGTCATAGATACCGAGGACGAAAACCCTACCTAAGGGGTCAGTACCGTTTTGCGTTGGCAACCTTGCTGGCAACGACAGGGTATTGGCCCCGTGAAGTAGAATTTGACGTGAAAGACCTTGCAACCGTTTTCAAGGTGCTTAACGAACAAAGGAAATAGGCATGGCTGGCGCAGAAACCAGAATTGAGGTTTACGGCGTCAAACAGGCTTTAGCAACTTTGAACAGCATTGACAAAACCTACCGTCGAGAGATAACCAGACGTTACGCAACAATCGTTGAACCCATCGTTACAGACGTTAAACAGCACCTGCCAATAAAGCCGCCTATGTCAGGTTGGGCGCGTGGCTACAATGTTGGCGGTCAGGAAGCAGCGTTACGCAAAGGGCAAGTTGGGCGGTCTAAAGGGCAGACAGAAGCCAGAAGTTTTGCACAAAATGACCCAACCGCACTTTTGCCGTGGGACGGCGCCAAAAACGCTAAATTAGTCAAACCGTTTATTAGCGGAAAGAAAACTAAAGCCAACACGTTTGGTTTGAAATGGACTAGCAAAGCAGCTGCACTATTTGACTTGTCGGGCCGTGCTAAAACAAAACAAGGCGAACGCATGATTACCGTACTGGGTCAGCGTTTTGGTGCGCCCAGCCGTGTTATGTGGGCGTCGTATGATAGGGCGTCACCAGAACTACAAAAAAACATGCGTGACCTTATTGAGGAAATTATGAACACGGTCAACATGAAAATGAAAGTCCAACACGAAAGCCCAGGCAAATAATGGCTATTTCAATTCCAATCGTAACGGAACTAAAAGACGCAGGAATTAAAAAGGCGATTCGAGAATTCAAAAATCTTGAAACCGCAGGACAAAAAGCCCAATTCCTAATTAAAAAGGCTGCTGTCCCTGCTACCGCCGCATTGGCTGGCGTTACCGCTGTTATCGGTTCCGCTGTCAAAGCCGCTATTGAGGACCAGGCGGCGCAAGCGTCGTTAGCCAGGCAGATTAAAGCCAGCACTAAAGCCACGGACGCACAAATCAAAGGTGTCGAGGAATATATATCTAGTCTGGGTCAATCTGTCGCTATCGCTGACGATGAGGCACGCCCAGCGCTGCAAGCGTTAGTTGTCGCAACTAAAGACGTCACTAAAGCACAAGACCTGCTTAACGTTGCCATAGACATTTCAGCCGGTACAGGCAAAGACCTTGCTACCGTTTCCGATGCCCTGGCTAAAGCGTACGCAGGAAACATGCGAGGGTTGCAGGCCCTGTCACCTGAACTTAAAGCCATGATTAAAGACGGCGCCAGCCTTGAAGAAGTGCTAGCAACCCTTGAAACTAACTTTGGCGGTGCAGGAAAAGCGGCTGCCGATACCGCAGCTGGCGGCATGAAAAAGTTGGGGATTGCTTTTGACGAAACTAAAGAATCCGTAGGCATGGCATTTCTGCCGATTATGGAAAAATTGTTGCCTGTTGTGCAGAAGTTCAGCGCATGGGCCGAAAAGAATCCAACCCTGTTGGCGGTAGTTATTGGCGCTATGGGCGTTCTCGCTGTCTCAATTCTTGCTGTTAATGCCGCCATGATGTTAAACCCTGCCGTGCTTATTACCGCAGGAATTGTTGCGTTAGGTGTCGCTATCGTGGCCGCTTACAAGAAGTTTGAGGGTTTCCGTACTGTAGTCAGGCTGGTTGTTAACGGCATTTTGGGCTATGTGGAATTTATGGCTAACGGCTGGATTACTGCCGTCAACCTAATTATTAAAGCAATGAATCTGATACCAGGCGTAAACATAAAAGAAATAGGTAAAATTAGTTTGGGTCAAATGGGCGGCGAACCAAGGGCAGCACCTGGCATAAGAGATTCGGGTAGCCGCATGATTAACGCCCCTGACCTGTCTAGCAACAGTCGAGGCATGGGCGGGTCAACAGGTAGCACGATAAACGTGACTGTGCAGGGCGCAGACCCTAACGCTGTCGTACAAGCGCTGCAACGCTATGTCAGGACTTCAGGCCCTGTGCCGGTCAACATACGGAACATGTAATGGCAAAACTTACTTGGCAAGTTGTCAACCATACACAAGCCGATTTAGACATCACGCAATATGTAAGGTCTTTAAATTATACGGTTGGGCGTCCGTCGCCTTTGACAACTTATTCTGGCAACATTGCTTCCCTAACAATTACGAACACAAGTAACCAGGTTGCTTACGCTGCAATAAATGACGAAATTTATATTCAGGCGCAAGGCAACAGTTTTAATTATTCCGTTTTTTACGGCATAGTCACTTCAAGAAATTATCAAGATGAACCAGGCAACGGAAATAACAGCACGGCAACAATTTTGCTTAACGACGTCATTTTGCAGGCTGGTATGGCAAACCTTGTGTCGCAATCGTTAACAGACCCTTCAAACCAAATAAGTGAAATAGCAGTTATTTTGCAACCACAATTTAACCTTGCAAGTCCCTACGGCAATGACGTTGATATGTCTGTTGGCACTTTTAGCGTTAACGCTAATCAAAGAGTTGGCGAAATAATTGCTGCAGACCGTGGAATTATTCAAAACTTTGGTCTTAGTCCTCAATATATTCCGCCTAGTGAATTTGCCGTTGAATTATTAGACAACGGCATACCGTCTATTGGGCGCACTACTTCAGCAACACAAATTGCGTATCAAACTATTAGCCGTCTTGAAGCTGCCAGCAACAGTCTATTTTTTACGCAAGCAACAATTACTGGGTCAGCGGCTACAGAAACAAAGAACGCTGACAATATTGCAACATACGGAATACGTACTTTTACGGCTACTACGGCGCAAAGCCAACTTGTAGGGCAAACAGCCGATTGGTACTCAAACGCTTTTAGCGACCCTGAAGAAGTCATGCTTAACTTGTCGTTTAGTGATGTTGCACAAAATTTTGTTGCCTTGTCCGATTTTCTTGAACACGGCTTATTTGCAACACAATTTTTTGAGGTGTCATACACACCGCCAGGCGGCGTATCAACAACCGGCTATTACTGGCCCGAACAAATAACAGTTAACGCCACAACCAGCCAAACCACAATTGACATGCTGATGTCGCCGTTAACGTATTATGCCAACTTCATTTTGAACGACACCGTTTTCGGTGTCTTGGACACAGATCGCCTAGGCGTCTAGTAAGGTACAAATCATGGCCATCAACCCCAATGTCACGTTTGTCGCCGGCGCTATTTTTACAGCGACCCAGGCAAACCGTTTTCCCCGTGGCCTTATGGCTACGCCTGTCACCTCGACAACGACAGATTCAACTATCACCGCTGAGGAAGTCCAATTAACTTACGTTTTTACGGCTGTCAACGGCAGAAACTATCTGTTGACCTATAGCGAACCGTCTATAAGTAGCACCGTTAACTCAACGATTACGGCCCGATTAAGGGAAAGCAGCCTTATCGGAACAAACATTAACAGCACGCAGCTTTATTCCGTTTCAGGTTTCAACGGACAGGTCGTTATGCAAACAATGTATACGGCTACAGCGTCTGGGTCTTTAACGATTGTGGCGACTTTGCAATCGTCCGCAGGAACCGCTACCGCTACTAGGCTAAGTAGCCGATTCCCTGAACTTTACGCAATAGACATGGGCGCAAATTGAAAGCCCTTATTGCCGCAGGACTATTAGCCGTTGCCCTAATGTTTGTGGTGACCAGCTGTGGCGATAGAACCCGTCATACCTGCGAAACTAGACCCGAAGCGCCGAGGTGCAACCCGTGAAAAAATACAGCAACAGCGAAATTAAAGCCCGCCTTATCCTTATCGTAGGTATCGCTTTAGCGTTAGCGTTTCTAGGGTCAACAGGCGCCCTACTGTACGGCCTGCTGTTTGTTGTACAGCCGTTAGACGTCAGCCCCAATGATGAATCTGCGTGGGCTTTACTGTCGCCAATGATGTTGTTTCTTACTGGCGGGTTATCGGGGATATTGGCAAGTAATGGGTTGCGAGACCGTCAAGACAAGGGACAAGACGATGACCACTAGGCCCTATACCGGCACAAGTGACGCCGTACACGAAAAGCCCCGTGAAGGCACTAAAGCGTTTGTTGAACATTGCAAATTCCTGTTTGGCGTCAAGTCTTTAGGAATATTTGCTAACCGCAATATCAACGGTTCAGGCATGCCCAACCCGCCTAAGTCCGTCCACGCCACCTGGCGGGCGTTTGACCTGTCCTGTGACGCCGTGACCCGCTACAAGTTGATTGACTTCCTATACACGCACAGGGACATTTTAGGCGTCGAGGAGATTCACGATTACAGCAACACCTACAAGCCGTCTAAGTTTGGTTGGGGCGCTGGCTACCGTTGCGACAGGGACGCCTGGCGTATCTACGAAAAGAACACTATTGGCAGCAAAAACGGTCAATGGGTCCATGTTGAGATAAGCCCGCTGTTGGCTGACCACCCAGACATTGTGGCCCATGCGTTCAAAACCATCTTTAAGGGTGCTTGACTTCATCGCACCGAATCGGTAGACATATCCCGACCTTACCCCGACTAAAGGACACCCAAATGACTGTTAAACGCTTTATAGGTACAGCCCTATTTACTTGGTTTATGTGCTGGATTGTGGCAACAGGGTTTAGTAACAACCCTGCCAAATTGTCACCTGTCGTCCAAACCAGCCCTCGAATTACTGTGCAGATATATACGCCTAGCCAAGTGCAAGGCCAGCTGTACCCGCCAACAACAACAACAACAATTCCGTTAAGCGAATACGACACTTACCCGTATTATGAGGAAGATTTATTTGCGGAAGAATTGCGAGATTTGCCGTGCGCCCAATGGTTTAGTACCGCTGTCAACGCTGGTTGGCCCAATGACGTTAAGACGCTTAAAACGCTGTCTAAAATTATGTGGCGTGAAAGCCGTTGCGAACCTACAGCGTGCAGCACAAGCGATTCAGGGCGTCCGTGTGCGGACTATGGGCTTATCCAGGCTAACTATGCGGCGCACCACAAATGGTGGGCTGACATGGGTTTAACCCCTGACGACATGTTTGACCCTTATACCAATTTGCATTGGGCTTGGTTGCTATATTCGGGCCGTGAAGCCAAAGGGCAATGCGGCTGGCAACCTTGGCGGTTGTGCTGATCTAATGTTTGACGTTGACCGCCCCGACTGGCAACAATACGCAAATTGCCGTGGCCTTGAAACCAACCTGTTTTTCCCTGCTAACGGTACAGAATCGGCTTTAGCCCGCAAAATGATTAAACCGTTTTGCGACGCCTGTCCGGTGTTTGACGACTGCCTTGACTTTGCTATGTCGTTTGCTGACAAGGCGTTGCAAGGCTTATGGGCGAACACTACTGAGGGTGATCGACGGCGTATGCGCTACGACGGCACACCCAATGTGTATAGTGCCATTAACCCGACAACCGAAAGGTCCCGACTATGACAGATCAGATGCAAGCGCTATCCGCAGCTATCACTAAAGCAGATATAGCCATGAAAGCCGCCGCCTGGCAGATAGAAACAATGCGGTCTGACATTGACCAACTACGCAAATGCCTTTTTGAACTTGCGTACACCGCTGAGGAACACGGCATAAACCTTGTGACCCTCACTAAGACTTCGCAGGACACTATTGTTGCTATGCGTCTGGGCGGTTTCAAATGAACCTGGGCGACTATGTTGACGTGCCAACCCGATTCCGTTTAGCCCTCGACAAATGGCCTGAACTTAGGGTGATTGAGGAACCAGCCAAAGTAATAGCGATAGGTGACAAAACGTTTATATCCGTCACTATGACGGTTTACCGTGACCCGTCAGACCCGTTGCCCGCTGTCGCTACCTGCTGGGAACCGTTCCCCGGCACGACGCCCTATGTACGTAATTCTGAAATGATGAATGCGTCAACTTCATGTTTGGGCAGAGTTTTAGGGTTAATGATTCCGTTTGGCAAAATGGCGTCGTTTGAGGAAGTCCAAAACCGCCAAAACGACACGCCTACTGTGTCGCCTGCTGTTAACACTAATTCGCAAACTAAGATTCGAGGCGCACAAGTAGCCCACGACGGCACCAAGGCAAAACCCGCAGACCCAAACGCTGTATGGCCCGTGTCCAAAAGCCAACTGCAAACCCTGTCCGCTATCGGCTATGCCGGACCTGTCCCTGCCGATTGGAAAGAAGCCAACGCCATTATTAAACAGATGGGCAAAACCTCATGACCGCTGTAGGTGTCCTGCTTAACGACAATGACCTTGCAGCGTGCGATCATTGGGCGGAACAACGAACAGAACATTGGCAAGTTGCGACACGGGAAACCAACTATGACGAAAACCTTTATGGCGTCAAAGGCGAATTGGCGTTAGCGAAAGCGTTGGACATTGACTTTGTGGGCTACGACAAAACGCTTGAAGCGGACAGGGCAGGCGACGTCGGGCCGTACCAAGTCAAAGCAACCCTGCACAAAGACGGTCACCTCATCTTTCAACAACAGCACCGTATGGGCGTTCAAACCGTGTTGGCTATTGTTGGCGCAAACAAAGTTAAGTTGGCTGGCTGGCTGCACTTTGACACCGCTAAAACTATTGTGGCGTCCGGTACGGGGCGTCGAGAGAACCGCCCAGATCAGGACCGCTGTTTAACTTGGTGGCTACCGCAACACGCTTTAGAGGGCATGGATTGGTTACCTATTGTGTACGGCCCTGAAGTGGTGAAGCTGTGAAAGAATCCCATTTCCAAAACCAAGTAATCATGCTTGCTAAGTTGCACGGCTGGCTAGTTATGCACACTAGGGCTGTGGAAATACGCCCTGGGGTGTGGAAAACACCGTTGACAGGTCACCCTGGCTTCCCTGATCTAGTGCTGTGTCATGCTGATCGAGGCGTCATTTTTGCGGAACTTAAAACCAGCATTGGGAAACTATCCGCCAACCAAGAAGTATGGTTCGGCAAGTTGTCCGAAGCAGGCATGGAAGTTCACGTCTGGCGGCCTAACGACATAGATTTTATATCCACCCGACTAGCAGGAAAGAACAAACCAGCATGAAAACAATTGTGCCAGCAAACCCAATAAAGGTTTATATGCGTTCAAACGGTGACGATGAGGGCTACCTAGCTAGCAACGTTGCGTTTGCCCGTGTCCTGATTGACGGCGCTTGGGTGTCGCACGATTAAACATAATTTGACATACAACCGACAACAGCAGGACGCATTGAGGCGTTCACTAGCCCTTGACGGATTCTGGAATCGTCTATGGGAACACACGGCAACGTGGGTAGGCGATCATGTCATGTGATTGTCCAGCGTTCAAACGTATATTGCGACTGGTTGTCCACCGAACAAAACTAGACAGGCTTCCATGGGCTACTTGCCCTAAATAGTGGGGGACACAAACAACCGATACCGGCATGGAATTTGAGGACAACCGCAGCGGCGCACTTCCGCTGTGGGCGTCAGCGCACTTGACCTAATCCCTACGCCCTAGACCTTGACCTACACTTACAGCAAACCAAAGGAAACCCGATGCCTCGACAACACACAACCAACGACCCGACCTACCGTGCCAACCGTGCAAAACTACTTAAAGACAACCCCAGCTGTTACCGCTGTGGCAAACCAGCAGACACCGCAGACCATATTCAACCCATATTCCAAGGCGGCGGACACGAAATGGACAACCTGCGCCCAGCGTGCCGGCACTGCAACAGCCTGACTGGAGCGCGCGACAAAGCCAAAGACGACGCCCTAAAAATACAGAAACGCAACGAATTTCTAAAAGATAAGCAAAACCTTTTTTTATCAGAAAAATTAAAGCCA